ATTGTAGCAGATCAATTAAATGTAAAAGCATTAGGTATTACAAACTCAATGTTAGCAGGTAGTATTGCAACTAGTAAATTAGCTGCACCACATTTTTTTATTTCAGATGAAACATCATCTGTTGCACAAATAAATTTAAATGAAACTTTACAAATAAATGCAGGCGAAGGTATTGATACATCTATTTCAGGCAATATGATTAATATTATAGGAGAATTAGCGTCAAACGCAAATAAAGGAGTAGCTTCATTTAATGCAGGTAATTTTACAGTTACAAGCGGTGATGTTACCGTAACAACAATAGACGGAGGAACATATTAATGTCATTTTTTATTTGGCATATTTTAGCAATTTTAACAGTTATGACTGTTTCTTATATTATAGGATATAGTATAGGTCATAAAAATGCTATTGAAAAAAGAAATTTTAAAATTATAGATCGTATAAAAAATATTTTTAGGAAATAATTATGCCAACTGTAATTAAACCTAAAAGGTCAACTGTACCAGCTTCAGTTCCGCTAGCAGGCTCTTTAGAAATAGGCGAATTGGCTATGAACATACCTGATGGTAAATTTTATACAAAAGATCAATTTGGTTCTGTATTAGAAGTTGGTGGTGCTGGTGCAATTACACTTCAAGGTGTTACTGACAACAGTGCTGTCACAACAAACAGTATTACTTTAAATGGTGGCAACTTAATATTTGAAGGTCTTGTTGAAAATGCTTTTGAAACAACTTTAACTGTAGCAGAACCAACATCAGATCGAACAATTACTTTACCAGATCAATCAGGCACAGTGGCAATGGATGGAGACGCTTTAGCATACTCTATTGTTTTTGGAGGATAAAAAATGGCAAGTTTATTTAAAAATGCCGGAATGCAAATAGTAACATCTGATAATGCTAGTGCAAATTTCTATACTTGTCCTGCTAGCACAGTGGCCGTTATACACGCTTTATATATTTCAAATAAAAGTTCTTCAAACGTAGGCAATGTAGATGTAAAAGTTACAACTGATGGCGGCACAACTTTTTATCATATAGGAAAATCTTTAGAGATAGAAACTAATAATACATTAGTTTTAGATAAACCAGTAAATTTAGAAGCAAACGATATTATTAGAATTGTTGCAGAGCTCAATGTTGACTCAACTGCACCAGATATAGAAGCATTTGCTAGTATATTGGAGATTTCATAATGTCATATTTAATAGGTACAACTTCAATATCAGTAGATAAATTAAAAAACTTTAATGCTTTAAGAAGAACGACCGAGGGTATGTTGTATTTAACAACTATTGATAGACAAAGAAGTAATGAAGAAATTTTAGTCTCACTTTATTTTGAAGAAGGTAAATCAGATTTAGTTCCTACAGATGAAACAAATTATGTTACAGAAAGAAAAGAATATTTTAATCCGCAAATCTTTACAGGAGATGGTGCCACAACTACTTTTTCTCTAAGCACATCAGGTTTAACAATATCAAATATAAGTGTTTTTGTAAATGGTATTGAAAAAACAGCATTTACGGACTATACTTTTTCAGGCACAACATTGACTTTAGTTTTGGCACCAGCAGCCGGAATTTCTGTGGTAGTTTTGCAAAATAATAAGAGATATAAAAACAATGATAGTGACAAATACCAACAATTTACTTATGATTTTAACTCAACTTACTTTATAAATAGTGATGGAATACTTACAAGAAGGGAAAATAAACCAGTAGCTCGAACACCATCAGCTAGTGATAATTTTAATACTTTTGAAACTACAGCTACGGTTAACAGCACAACTTGGAGCACCTACTAAAAAATGTTTATAAATATATATTTAAAATAAATTACAACTATGGCAGATTTTCAACTAGGTAGACTTAAATTTAAATGGCGAGGCGACTGGGCTACCTCAACGGCATACGTTGTAGATGATTTAGTAAAATATGGCGGTAATACATATGTTGTTACTGTAAACCATACTTCAGCTGCAACATCCGCAAACTTTTATACAGATTTAGCAGCTTCAAAATATTCTTTACATTCCGAATCTCTTTTCTTTAAAGGCGATTATGCCGCTTCAACACATTACAAATTAAACGATACAGTAAAATACGGTGCTAGACAATATCGTTGTACAACTCAACACACATCAGCGGCCGCTGTTAGTGGTGTAGCAATTTTAAATACAGCAAATTTTCAATTATATATTGACGCAACAGATTACAAAGGCGACTATACTGTAAGCACATATTATAAAGTTAATGATGTTGTAAAATATGGTGGCAGTTTATACATTTGTATCACTGCACACACATCATCAGGAGCTGCATCTTCTTTTGACGAAACAAAATTTAATTCTTATTCAGAAGGTTTACAATTTGAAGATAGTTATAACTCTGCTACAAATTACCAAAAAGGCGATATTGTAACTTATGGTGGATATGTTTACGTTGCAATCGTTGAGGTACCGGCAGGCAATACACCAACAAATAACGCATTTTGGGATATCGTAACAACAGGTTATAATCCAGTAGGATTATTTTCATATGGCACGGCATATAAAACAGGAGATGTTGTAAATTACGGAGGTAATTCTTACGTAGCAAATGCAAATCATTCGAATCAATATCCGGCCGTTCAGGCAACTGGCGCCGTAAACTCATCTTATTGGAATTTAGTAACATCAGGTTTTAAATATCAAGGATCTTATTCTTCAGGTACAACATATTACATAGGTGAAGTTGTAAGATATTTAGGATCATCATACGTAAATAAAAAAGATAGACAAACAGGTATAACTCCAGGCGTTGACGCTACAGTTTGGGAAACATTAGCAGTAGGTGATGAAGGCAATGTGATGACTGAAGCTGGAGATATGATTATTCTTAATGCTTCAGGTGCTCCAGCAAGATTAGATTTAGGACCTGCAGGTTCAATATTAACTTCTAATGGAATATTACCTGAATGGCGTTATGATGAAGGTACAAAAAACGTTTTATATGTTGCTAATTCAGGAGATGATTCTACAGGAACAGGCGCTAAAACTTTACCATACAAAACTATTAAAGCTGCATTAGCTGCTTCAAATAAAAATGATATTTTAGCACTTTCATCTGTTACTGGAGGCTCAGGCGGTCCAGCAGGTGTTTTTACTGTTTCTACTACCACAACAGGCGGTATAGGAACAGGAGTGGTTTTTAGAATTACATTAGACGGTTCATCAATACCTACAGTTTCAAATGTTACAATTGTAAACGGTGGTAAAAATTACGCTATAGGTGATTCTGTTACAATAAATGGTGCAACATATTTGGGTGGCGCTTCAAATATGACTTTAATAGTGAGCAATGTAGGTTTTGGAGATATGGTATGGATAAAAGCCGGATCATATTTAGAAAATTTACCATTAGTAGTTCCTCCTAACGTATCAGTAAGAGGTGAAGCATTAAGAGCTGTTGAAGTAAGACCTGCTACTGGTAGTTCATCAACAGCTGCAACAGTCACATTCGCTTCAACAATTTCAGGTGCTACTCCAGGAACTTACAAATATGTACACACAACAGCAGTTACCGGTTCAGGAGCTGGATTAGTAATAAATGTTACAATCACAGGCGTAGCTGTGAGTGCTGTTGCTGTTTATCATGGAGGTTATGGTTTTGAATTAGGAAACACCGTATCAGTAAGTGCAGGAACGATTGGTTGCGGAGGGTCAGGTACTCTAACATTGCAAGTTGCAACATTAGAAAATAATAATGCTTCTTATATGTGGTTATTAAATGATGGAACAAATTTACGATTAATGACTTTAAGAGGTATGACAGGTACATCTGTACACTTATCAGCAAATACTGCTTTTGGTGGTGCAGTTATAGCTTCGTTAGATCCTGAAGGAAGTATTTTAACACAATCACCATATTGCCAAGATATGACATCCATAAACTCTAATGCCGTAGGTATAAAAATTGATGGTCTTTTACACACAAGTGCTGCAAGTAATAAATCAATTTTAGGTACGCATTTTACACAAATTAATTCAGATGGTATTGGTATCTGGTGCCACGGAAATGGCCGAGCAGAAATGGTTTCTTGTTTTACATATTTTTGTAACAAATCTTATACTGCTACTGAAGGTGGTTTTATTAGAAGTCTAAACGGATCATCTTGTTATGGAGAACAAGGTGCCGTTGCAGAAGGACAATTAGTTGCTGAAGTACCTGTATCTGTACAAGGTAATGGTGAAATGTTAAGGTATAATTCAACTTTAGCGTCAGTAGGACCTGGTGGATTTATAGGTTTAGCTTCACAAACAGATATTTCAGGATCAATTACAACTAATGGTTCAGGAACTGCTACAATTATAGGAAATACATCAGGCGCAACAGCTACATTTTTTAGATATAACGTTGAATTAAATAATATACATATAAAAAATAGAGCAGGAAATTTTCAAAAAGGTGAAGTTATTACAATAACAAAAGAAAACTCATCAACATTTCAAGTTACATTAAATGTAAGTTTTGGTGAAACATCTCCATCCACTGTTGCTCAAATAGGTCAAGTAGGTCCAATTATTTCTGTAAAATCAGGAACTACACCATTAACAGCACCTAACATAATAAGAGTAGGTGCTAACGTAAAATTTGCAGGTAACTCAACATTTTATCGTGTCAATTTAGTAACAGAAGAAAACACCGCTGCTGGTACAGCAACTATACGTTTAACAGATAGTGTGACACAACTTGATGGTACTGTAACAAATAACGCTGTTACACTTGTAACAAGGAAATTTTCAAACGTACGATTAACAGGCCACGACTTTTTGGATGTAGGTACTGGAGATGTAATTACAACAAATTATCCAGGAACACCTTCTCAACCAGCCGATCAAACAGATGAAGTAGATGAACAAAATGGTGGCCGTGTTTATTTCGTTTCTACCGACCAAGATGGTGACTTTAGAGTTGGTGATTTATTCCGTATTCAACAGGCAACTGGTATTGCAACCTTAAATGCTGACGCTTTTGACCTTTCAGGTCTTTCAGAATTACAACTTGGTTCTATCGGTGCTCAATTAGGTGCTACAATTAATGAATTTTCAATTGATGAAACTTTAGCAGGAAATAGTAATACAGCTATACCTACAGAAAATGCCGTGTTAGGTTATATGACAAGAGATCACGCAGGCACAGGACATTGGGTGCCACCTACCGGCACAACAGGAGAAAGACCTACAGGTGGTGCTTTATACACAGGTGGATTTAGATATAATACAACTTTAACACAGTGGGAAGGATATAATGGAAGTTCTTGGACAGGATTAGGAGGCGGCAATCCATATATTACTATTGTAGGTGATGGTTCAACTATATTTACAGCATTATCAAATGATAGAATTTTTGTAAATACATCATCAGCGACTGCTACAATAAGCTTGCCATCTTCTCCATTATTAGGAGATGAAATACAATTTTTAGATTTTGCAGGAACTTTTGACACAAATATTTTAACCATAAATAGAAATGGTTTAAAAATTATGGGACTTAACGAAGACATGACTGTAAATGTTGAAAATGCAGGCTTTACTTTAGTTTACACAGGATCAACTTATGGTTGGAAAATAGTTGAAAACGATTAATAAATAATAAAAAAATATGAGCACATATCAAAGTTTTAAATTAAGTAAAAAAGAAAAAGATGATTTCTATGGAATTCTATTATCTACCGATTCAAAAACTATTCAAAAAACACTTACAAGAGTTTCAGGTAATGATAGTGTTTTTGAATTTTCACTTTCAACGGCATTTAATACTGCAACAGCTACCTTCACAGATTCATTTTCTTTAAATCAAAGTAACGAGTTAGCATATAATTCATCCAAATTTGCAACGGCGGCTGACATTAGTATTTCTGGAATAAAATTTAATAATGATGGCACAAAATTTTATGTTTGTGATTCTGCAAATAGTAGAATCAATCAATATAATTGTTCTACAGCTTTTGACATATCTACAGCTTCTTACGCAACAACATTCTCAACTTATGCAAAAGAAATTACGCCACGAGATTTAATTTTTAATGCTGCTGGTACAACAATGATTGTTTTAGGCGCAGGAGGAAATTATGATCAAGGTATATCAGCTCCACATCTTGTGCAATATACATTGTCAACTGCTTTTAATATTTCAACAGCAACTTTTTCAAAAAGGGCTTCGTTGACTTCTAGTTATCCTGACGTAAAAGGTTTAATTTCTAACGTGGCCGGAACAGTTTTCTATGTTTCAGATGATACAAATAATTTAACATCTGCTTATACTATATCATCATCTTTCGATATTGCAACTGTCACTGCTTTAGATTCGTATGATCATACTTCTACTGCTTCAACTATTCGAGGCATAGCTTTAAATGCGGCAGGAACTAAATTATATGCTTTAAATAATGCAACAAATTTAGTTTATGAATATCCATTAAACACGGCTTTCAATATTGTAAGTACACAGCCTTCTAGTGCTAACTTTTCAATAAGAACAAATAATATAAATCCTAAAGGAATTACTTTTAATACTGCAGGCACCAAAATGTATATAACTGGTGATGCTGGAAGATTTCAAATAGATGGTGGTGATGATGAAACTCCATACACTCACTTGGCTAGGACTAGAAACGCAATTAGAATGTACGAAGGTTTTACTTATGTGTTTGATGTTAGTAGCTCAACTTTATTAGACCACAATTTAAGTTTTTCAACAACTTCAAACGGTACTCATGCAGGTGGATCAGCATATACAACAGGAGTAACTTCTTCAGGCACTATTGGTAACGCAGGCGCTACTGTAACAATTGTAATTCCTAAAAATGCTGATAGTATAACTCCAGGCAGTGCTGTAGCTAATTTATTTTATTTTGATAATAAACATAGTAAATTAGGAGGTAGTATTTCAACTCCAGAATATAAAGAAATATTAAAAGTAATATCAACTAACTTTGTTGATAATATATTAACAAGAAAACAATCAAAATTACAAGAAGATGTGTTTCAAGCTAGTTATTTATTGAGTGCAAATACACAATTTTCTGTTGTTAATGGAGATTTAGTAATAAATATCGTATAAAAATTATGATTTTTATGAAAAAAAAACAATAGTTTAAAAAAATGAAAGTATAAACTAGTATAAATATAAGAAGGAAAAATAATAATGGCAACACTCAATTTAGGACGAATTAAACCTGTATTTCAAGGCGCTTACAATTCAGCTACAGAATATGTGGTAGATGACATTGTTACATTTAACGGCGAAACGTTTATTAATATTCTAGCTTCAACAGGAATTGCTACCTCAAATACAACATATTGGGCAAAATTAGCAAAAAAAGGCGATGATATAACTGTACTTACAACTCAAGGAGATTTTGTATATAGAGACGCTTCAGGCGTACAAAGATTACCAGCAGGCACAGCAGGCCAAGTTTTACAAACAGGAGGCCCAGGTGCAAATCCATCATGGACTTCTGCAAGCTCTGTTTTATGGCAATATAAAGATGCAAACTTTACCGCTGCGGCCGGAGGCGCATATATAATTAATACAACAGCTACTGCATTTACTATGACTTTACCTTCAGCTCCTGCAGACAACGATCAAGTTTTATTCGTTGATTCATTTGGTACATGGGCAACAAATAATTTAACTGTAGCACAGGCAGGTGGTTATAAAATAGCAAATGCAAATGAAAATTTAACTTGTGATCAAAATTATGCTACTATAAGATTGACATTTAAAACTACTCCTGATGTTACATCAACTTATATTGGCTGGTTATTAACATAATTTAAATATGAAAGTAAAAACTTTTATAATTAAAAACAAGAAATTTTAGGAATAAAATAATATGGCTTCAATTTCACAATTAGTTTTATCAAAAACAGATTCTCGTAAAGAAGGTTTACCATTATACGGATTTATGGGAGATAGTGGTAATGCAGACGCAGTAATGACATTTAGAATTTTTGACTCAGGTCATAAACTTGTAGGGACACCTTGGGGACACGGCTGTTATTCTACTGCAAGTTATAGATTTGGTATTACTAGTGACGCTATGCACGCTTATAACTATAACGATTTTGGTACTGACGTAACACATAGTGATTTAACAACACAAGGTTATAGTAGCTGGGTCAACTGGCTAAAAAGTGTATATCAATGTGATCAATATCCTTGGGCACAATATTACACTCTTTCCAGAACCGGTTATGTTACTTGGCAATCATATCATCAATTTTCAGAATCTATGGAATTTACAATTGGCTGGACAAAAGTAAACCACGTTTTACCAGAGGGCATTAGACCAAGAAGATTATTTTGTAATCGAAGACAAACATTAAGAGAATTAAATCCAGGAAATAATGCAAGCGGGCAAATTCAATATTATAATTATTCTGCTCATATGCCTGAAGTTACAAATACATATGCTGTAAGCACAGGATATAATGAAAAAAATAAAATGTTGGTTATGGTTCATTCATCAGGAGAAGGTGGTGAAACAGCAAAAACAGTTACAATATTTAAATCATCTTCATGCTTAAATAAAGCAACTACAATAAAAGAATATTTTGACAATTTAACTTACACAGAATATTTTACAGACACTTGGACAACAGATAATAATAGAGATTGGGTTACAATTGTAGGAAATAATGGTTACGTAGGATTTAGTCAAAAATACGGTAACAGTATGAATTATGGAGTGTTTAACTGTAATGTTGGCTCTGCTTTAGGAATTACAGGCGCAGCTAGACAATTTGGTAGCTGGCAAGCTTTTCAAGGTTCAACAACAACGTCTTATGGTACAAGCCAAGGTTCTCAATATTACACAAAATTTAATACTACTTGGGACGGAACTTGGGGAATGGTTTATAGTCCATATTATTACTATGGTGTAGGATTAAATGCTTTTTGTATGAGCTTAGAAAATCCTAGAAAATTTATTAGCGTAAATCAAACAAAATCAAGTAGAGGAAATCCTTATTTTGCTTGGGGCAGAACAGGATTTCATGGTGGTCATAGCGATAATACGGATTCTCAATCTCACAGAACATATGCTTTTTCTTTCGACCCAACAGATTCAGATCACACAAAGACAACAAAAGTGCTATGGGGACATAATGACGCTTCTAGCTTAGTAACTACAACTAATGATACTAATTTAGAAACAGCTTCAAGTATTGAATCAGGTTCAGTTGTTACAAATGGTACAGGTAATTTTGGTATACCTGAATCTAGAACTTTTTTACACGGCGGTTATCAATCGACTTCATATCCACTTATGTTCCAAGTTAACTGGTGGGGTAAATATGGAAATGCTGAACACTCATATGGAGGACTATACGGTACTTAATTTATGGCAATAATGTATTTTAACACACACGACGGATCAATTTTAACAGACAAAGACGAAGCCGGCCAACCAATGGTAAAACAAGGTAAAGCTTTAGCTATTGAAACTCCTTTAAACATTGCTCAATGGAGATTAAAAGCAGATTTAAAAACTAGAGAACTTGTTATTTTTGGTGGAGTAGAAAAAACTGACGAACAAGCTTTAGAACATAAAAACAAACTATCTAATGAAGAAACGATAAAAAATAAAGAAAAAGCCGATTTACAACTGGCACTTATTGAAAAACAAGAAGATGAACGAAAAGCTTTAATGAAAAAACTACAAGAGGAGTATAAATAGTAAAAATGGCAAGACTTTTAAACTTACTTCAATCGAGGGTAGATCACCGTAAAGAAGGATTACCTTTATACGGAATGATAGGTGACACTGGTGACGGAAATGGACAATGGACTTTTAGAATTTTTGACTCAGGTCACAAATGCGTAGGAAATCCTTGGGGCGGAACTGGCCACTCTACCACACACCACAGATTTGGTATTTGTGCTGACGCTATGCACTGTTATACACATAATGATTTTGGTACTGATATATCACATGGTGATTTAACATCACAAAGTTATTCTTCTTATACTATTTGGAATAGAAGTAATTACCAATGTGATCAATATCCTTGGGCACAATATTATACTGTTTCCAGAGCTGGAGATGTAACATGGCAATCATATCACCAAATAACATCATCTATGGAATTTACAATTGGCTGGACAAAAATAAATCACGTTTTACCGGAAGGTATTAGACCAAGAAGATTATTTTGTAATCGAAGACAAACATTAAGAGAATTAAATCCAGGAAATAACAGTAATGGACAAATTCAATATTATAATTATTCTGCTCATATGCCTGAAGTTACAAACACATATGCTGTAAGTACAGGATACAATGAAAAAAATAAAATGTTGGTTATGGTTCACTCATCAGGAGAAAGCAGTGAATCAGCAAAAACAGTTACAATATTTAAATCAACTAAATGTTTAAATGCTGTACAAAAAATAAAAGAATATTTTGACAATTTAACTTACACAGAATATTTTACCGATACTTGGTCAACAGATAACAATAAAGATTGGGTAACTGTCGTAGGAAATAACGGTTACGTAGGATTTGGTCAAACAACTGGTAACTCATTGACTTACGGCGTATTTAACTGTAACGTAGGATTAGGTTTAGGAATTACAGGTGCAGCCAGACAATTTGGTACATTTCAATCATTTCAAGGTTCAACAACCACTAGATATAATTGTAATCAAGGTAATCAATATTACACAAAATTTAATCACACTTGGGACGGAACTTGGGGAATGATTCATGCACCTTACTATTATTACGGGCCAGGATTAGACGCTTTTTGTATGAGCTTGGAAAATCCTAGAAAATTTATTAGTGTAAGTCAAACTAAATCTTCAAGGTCAAATCCTTATTTTGCTTGGGGTAGAACAGGATTTCACGGAGGCTGGTCTGATAACTGTGACGGCGATACATTTAGAACATACTCATGGAGTTTTGATCCTAACGATTCAGATCACACTGTGACAACAAAAGTGTTATATGGTGAAACTAATGCAGACAGTTTGGTAAGTACAACTAATGATACTAATATAGCTAGTGCTTCAAGTATTACATCAGGTTCAGTAATTACAAATGGCACAGGAGTTTTCGGTATACCTGCGTCCAGAACATATTTACATGGTGGACAAAACTCGACTAACTATCCTCTTATGATGCAAGTAAATTGGTGGGGTCCTTTTGGCCAAAACGATATGAATTATGGAGGTATTAGACAATAAATAGGATATGAAAATAGCTTATTTTAATATACACAACGGATTAATTTTTTCAGAAAACGCAATAGCAGGTGAAGAAGCTGTAAAACAAAATATGGCTGTGGCAGCTGAAATTCCTGAAAATATTTCAAGCTGGAGATTAAGTTATGATATAATTACAAGAACAGTAAATGTTTTTGGTGGCGTTGAAAAAAATGAAGAACAAGCATTAAAACAACAAGAAGATGAAACTTTAATTCTTGCAAAAAAAAATAAAGCAGCTGATGATCAATTTGCAAAAAATTCCGAATTAGAAGAATTAATAAAAAGAGCAGCTAGAAGAAAATTACTAGACAGTAAAAGTTAGTATAGTTATTTTAAAATAATTATTTTTATGTGATTATATGATGAAAAAAACAAACATTCCCAATATAGATTTTATTTGCACAGATCCAGGCGTTGAATCTACAATGCCTATTATAAGATCATCAGAATATAAACCATCTTGGATAAAAAAAGCCGCACAAGATTTTAAAAATCACGGGTCATTATCAAAAGACTTACCTGATGATGATGAAAATTTTATGGCGGTAGCGACACTTAATTTTAAAAAAGAAGATAATAGGCATACTATTAAATGTCCTGGTTTACAAATGTGGCATAATTCTGGTTGGATTATGCGATTGGATAAAGATATTAAATTTCAGGTAGTAGGAACTCCAGGTGGCGAATATTGGGATTTTATAACAGCTGATGGCTCAAATATCAAAAGACCAGTTACTTTTCATCTTAAACATTCTTTTTATCCGTTTTTTGAAAATTGGCCTAAAAATACAATGAAAAAAATTGTTAAATTACATTTACCTTGGTCTGCAAGAATACCTGAAGGTTATAAACTTTTGTTAATGCACCCAATGTATTTGGATGATAATAGATTTACTGTATGCACAGGATTTTATGACCCTCAATTAGGCATAGCTGATATAGGTACTGTTCCTATATTTTGCCATGTTTTAGAAGGCACACATACAATTTTAGCGGGTACGCCAATAGCTCAATTTATACTAATACCAAAAGAAGAGCCTAGTTTTAAAATTATTGAAGAAGCTAATGATAAAAATTATAAAAAAGAAAATATTATAACCAAGAAACTTTTAAGTGCAAGTTTTAATGTAAACTACAATAATATAAAAGAATTTTGGAAAAAATATGGCTGGTGATATTAAAGACTATACAATAGATGAACATAAAAATGCTGAGTCTCAACCATTTGTTCAAACTCTTATGTCAGGTAAAATTAATCCTGAATTATATGCTATTTACTTATTTAATTTATTACAATGTTATGCTACACTTGAAAAATATGCTTTTGCAAATGGCCTGTTTAGACAAACACCAGGTTTAGATAGAGCTCAAAAAATAGACCACGACTTTCGCTCACTGTGGGGTAAATCAGAAAAACCTTACATTACTGATAGCACTTTAAGATATATGTATCATTTAGATTCAATTAAAGATGACGCAGAAAAACTTTACGCTCACATTTATGTAAGACATATGGGCGATTTATATGGCGGTCAAATGTTACGAAGAAAAACGCCAGGTCCAAATACGTATCTTGTTTTTTTAAAACCAGAAGAAACAAAAAGAGTTATAAGAGAAATCGTAAATAATTATATGAATACTTATAAAATAAATGTAGTAGCTGAAGCTAAATTATGTTTTGAATATGCTACAGAATTATTTAAGGAAATGAATGATTTGGGAAAATCTTATACAGTGCAAGAATAACATTATAGATATTTTAGATTTAAATTGTGTAGAATATTTTGAAGATGGCATGGACCGTTTTAATAAAACCGGTTGGGTTAATCGTACTTGGAAAAATGATAATGTAAGGCGAGCTCACGTTGATGTAGTGGACGCAAGAGAAACAAAAGGCCTTTGGATGATGCACGTTTGTTTATTTCCAGGTCTTACAAATGGCGGCCCAATTTATGGATTTGATGTTATAGCGGGTAAAAATAAAATTACAGGTGCATTCCACGATTTTTCACCATTATTAAATAAAGATCATCCTTTAACAAACTGGTTTATACACGAAACAAAATGGTTTAAACCATCAAAGGTGAGAGAGTTACCTGAATGGGCATTAAAAATTTTTAGTAAAGGTATGATTGCGGCCGGTAATATACAAGAAGAAAAAGAGTTATTTCAAATATGTTCATTAGCAGAAA